AAACATATACTTCTTTCTAAATTCACTAATAAAGACATCTACAGTTTTATCAATATCTCTATATTCTAGTAATCTTCTAGAATCATAAACAACCTGGTTCTCTGATTCAAGCCATTCAAAATATGCTTTAACAAATGCAATGAATAGAGGGCCCTCTTCCCTATAGATAGAAGGAAACTGATTAGCAATAAATGGTGATATGAATTTTTCTAATTCTTTCATTATTCTCTAATGCCACGAACTGAAACAACCAAATGCCCTGACTCTACCTGGAGAACCTTATTTGCATTTGTTTCTAGATCTAGTTTCTTTGTTCTACCAAAGATCTCTAGTTGATTTTCAAATCCAACATCGTCATATACAACAGCACCAATTGAAATTGTGCCTGTTGTGTAATCAACCGTGCCCACCTTGTCCTTCAACAACTGAACTACGCCGTTGACAGTTGATACAATCATTAGGTTACCTTGACCATCATCTTTAATCTTAGCCAAGTAATCTATATCATTTAAATTATAGGTGAATAGAGAAGATTCAACGGTTGAGGTCGTATCCTCATATATCTTTCTTGCGGGTGTAGGTTCTTGCTTCAACTCATTCTCAAACGAGAATGCAATTCTGAATGGTATACCTGTATCTACTTCTATGTGCTTAACCAATCTTAGCTCTGTGTTGTTACTCAAGATAGCTGTTTCACAATCGTCGATAGCTCTAACGAGTTTTGAATATCTCAAATCGGATCCAAACTTAGCAAGATTATCATCGCCCCATTGTAATATAGTTTGCTCAACAAGAGCTTCAATATCTCTCTCAGATCTCGTTGTTAGGTTAATGTTGTAAAGAATTTCTGTTACAACTTCAGCAAAGAAGTATTCTGGATCTACAACAACAGGATCAATTGATATAGCAGATCTTTCTTTCAAGAAGTTATAAATTTGTGTTTTGAGTGGAGTTGGTAGTTTAGTGCCACCAATTGGCTTAGCTGCTACAATAACTTTACCATATTGTTTTGGTTCTGTCTCTTCACCACCATATGCTGTCACAATCTCAAGCGATGGAAATGCTTGCTTAGTTAAAGCAATATAATCTTCAACAGTAACAGCTCTGTTTTGGGTTGGGAAGTAGCGAGGGGCATTGAATTTAATTTCATCGTCTGTTTCATGCTCCGAACCTTGAGAGGAAGGTTCAGCTGTTGTTATGCCAACAGTTTGATAACCCTGGATACTATTAGGAGCTGAGAAAATTTCTACTCCATTTGCATCCGCACCATTTGTTTCTCTATACGTAATGGTAATAACATTACCATCTATGAGAGCTTTACCAATATCACCATTACCAAATACAACTTCATATAGATGGTCTTCTGCACCCTGGATAAAGTATACATTATCAGTATTATCTAAACCAAACAAAAATGTTTCTTTATTCCACTTTGTTTCAACTGTTGCTGTGTTTGAATCTCTAACAGTTACATTTAATGATTGAATATCTACGTTGGCTGATTGCAATAGATAGCGTGCAGTTGCGTTGGCAACAAATACTTCCTTAACAATATTACCTTCATATACAGCAACGTTTGCAGCCTCATATACGCCATTGTTGGCTCTAATTACAATTGCTTCATCAGTTGTGAAGAAGAATGTTGTGTTGTCCTTTGTCTCACCATTAATCTCATAATGCTTTGGAATAATAATTGAATCAGGGGAATCGTTTGGTGTGACAGTGATATTAACATATGCTACTGCAGATGTTCTTGAACGAGGTGTGTAGTTTAGTTCTTTAGCATGGGATACAATGGACTCTCTTAGAGCGGCAGTATCCAAAAACATCTCACTGCCAACCATGTTAAGATATACACCATTTAGATAGGTATTGTAGGCTAGGATATCCAACAAGACAGCCATATTAGACCCTTCAAAGTTGTAATCCTTGAAGATATCTTGCTGGGAAAGGAACGTCTTTAAACTAGACTTGTAGTTTGTAAAATCTAGCTCTGAGGTTGTAAGGAATCCATTAGCCATATTATCTTACTCTTTCTAATGCAAATGTTAGTACTTGTGGATCTTCTGACGTATCAATTCTAAATGTGATTGTTACATTATAAGAATTGTTGTCATAATTAGCCTCTATCACAACATCTTCTAGTATGGCTCTTGGCTCATAGTTTTCAATTACTTCTACAATATAATCTTGTAAAATAGTTTCCGTCAAAGGTGACATTGGTTCAAACAAGGACGCCTTTACATTGCCACCAATATCAGGATCTAAAATTCTTTCAAACTTATCAGTTAGAACTAGGTTCTTGACTGATCTTTTCACGGCATCCACATCTATAACTCTATTGAGGTCACCAGAAAAAGGATTGATACCAAGAGCAATACTCAAGTCAGAATATCTTGCATTCTTTTTAATAAATGCTGCTGTTGTTTTGGTGTAATTAGACATGGTAACTCTCTTTACAATTATTTATATTAACTATACTGACCATTTATTTTTTAACTGGTCTGTAGATGCCTATCAGGCTACCAAGCCCTGGATTGTTTCTTGTAACATCGCCCTGGGATGGATTGTTGTTTGTTGCCTTACCCTTTGGACTCTGATTACCACCAACAAACGATAGACGGCCGCCGCTACTACCCAAAACAAAGTTGACATGCGAGTAGCTCCAAAGGGCAATATCACCACACTTGGCCTGGCTTGTTGGAACAGAAATTGCCTTATAGGCTGACTGTCTGTCTCTGATATCAAATGCGCGAGCTGTCTGGACAAATCTATATCCACTCATCTTGAGGCAGTAGTTAACAAACCCCATACACCACGGTGTCTGGTCTGATTTCCAGTATGCTGAACCCTTACCATCAATACCAAGCGTCTCCCAGATTCTTACAATGTTTGGATTGGATTTAGCTCCACCCATACCTGTCTCAGACCAGTAGCCACCAGCAGCTAACTTTAGCTGCTCATTAATGAATGCGCAAAGATCAGATGCTGGTGGTGTATCAATAATTAAGCTCTCTCCGGTACCACCAGATTCAGGTGTGCCCGGATAGTTTTCTTTTACACCATCTGCAGCTGCTGTTGGATTTTTAAATTTATCAGGATTCTCAATATACTCTTGGCTTCGCTGAATGTTATATGAAGTTGATGCATCATCCAAATCAATGCTTGGGCTATTTTCAACAAATACACCGTTAATAGTGAACCCCTTTCTAGCCGCTGGACCAGTGACTGATATTGGTACAGGAGCCTTTGGAATAATAATTGTTGGGCCGCCTGATGGTTTGGATACAGGGCCACCTCCAATATCAATCTTAGGTTTAGCTAGAATTGTACTACCATCCAACTGAACCTTACTGCCGCGAATACCACACTGACCACCAGCATATACTGTGGCTGAGCTAGCTGCATCGATACCTATTGAACCCCCAGAGGCAATAGCAAAGCTACCTTGTGAATCCAATTGCATCTTTCCACTTGAATCAATATTAACAGCGCCGCCTACAGCTACATCAAAATTCTTAGCTACATCTAGTCTTAGGTTGCCACCAACCTTCCATGTTGCATCACCAACAGTCGATATGTTTGTGTTGTTGCCAGCTAGAATATTGACAGTACCCGATACTGACATATTCAATGTTCCACCAACGTATAAGTTTTCATCTTTCAACACAATATGGTATCGATCCTGAGCACCTCTGTGGACAATAGAACCATCTGGATGAAACTCAACAAACGAACCCTTCTTGTGGAAGATGTGTACTCTTTCTGCTCCTGGTGTATCATCTAATTCAAAAACGTGGCCACCATCTGTCTCCATCACATGGTTAGCAGGATAGACGGCAGCAAACTTTGTTACAGGTTCAGCAAACGAAGATCCTTCTGCAGTTGCGATATTAGTTGTTACGCTAGATTTAGAATAGGCAATGGCATTCTTATCTACCTCACCCTCTAGGCCTCTTGCGTGTCTTGAGTTTGTTCCACCACCAAGTGGATCATCCTCAAGCTGCTCTGGTTTAGGATGTATACCAGATGGATCATTAAATCCCTTTTCTACATTTGCTTTATCTTTTGGGATACTTGTAAATGAACCAATTACAACTGGTTGCTGTGCCTGCATGCCGTCAATAAAAAATCCAACTACCCAATCACCTTGGTTAACCATTGGTGCTGACATTTGGGCTGTTGAAGAAAGGAATGGTGCCCATGGTAGGTCACCAACCTTCATAGCAGCTTTATCGTCTGTATGATAACCAATGCATCTGACTCTAACTCTATTAATCTTCAGTGGGTCATTAACATCCTCAACAACACCAATGAACCAGGTCATAGAGCCAAATTGTGAATCACCTTCTGTTATAACATCCATTATTTTAAATTCTCTTGCTGAAATTCATTTAGACTATTAATGTCTTTTCTATACTCACTTATGTCTCTCTCGTAAGCATCTTTAAATAATTCAAGAATTGTTGTATAGTCGTCCATGTCTGTTATTGAGTGAGCACAGCTGCCTACAAAAAATTTACCGCCCAAGACAAAATCCTTTTCTTGTACAATATCACCAGATGGTTGAGCCATTTCAATTTCAATTGTATCGCCTGGCTTAATTCTAGGATTACCTAAAACACTGATAGTTAAAACAGTCTGATTCATTAGTCCTCTTTGGGCTTGAGCAAAAGGTCTACCTTTTGCCAAGGTTTCAACTGTTTTATCTGTATCATCATCTTTATAGCTTTCGCTGCCACATCTAATAAAAAGACTTGTTCGTTCATCTGTTTCATTTTGTCC